AGAGTGTTGGCTAAGTCACTTACTTACATCATGGTGAGTAAAAACCGAACAGTCATCATTGCAGTAAGGGCGCATAAAAGCTTACCCCTACTTAATGAACAGCGTCTTTACGTTAGATTCTATCATAATAGCTACATTAGTTCAGATAGAAGCGCCCCGCATCCAAATGCGTTTATCCATATAGAAGGTGGTATTGTCGATACGCCTCAAAAGCGATTGACGTTGCTTAATGCCTTCTATAACTACCAGAACGAACCAGGTCATGTTCGTCTGATGAAAAACGGTTACGAGCACGGGTACCTAGCACCTGCTGATGTAGAGCTTGATGATGTTATTGAGTTCACCTATCAAAGTACAGTGACACGTGTAGTAGATTTCCTAATAAAAGATCTTCCTACGTTTCATTCAACGCTAGACAGTAAACTTAAGTATTTGCTACATCCGCCTAAGAGTGTGACTAATCGCATCGACTATCATGACGATATCGACATTCTTTTGTTAGTACCGTCAGAGACCCGTGCAGATAAATTCAAAGGTGTGTATTATCATTTTAACACCAAAGAAGCTATCCGCATGGTGACGCATCACGATTACAGCATACCTAGTATTCATGTTGATACATTCTTAAATGACCACGATGAGTGGTTAAACACAAACAATGCTATTTTGCGTTTGTATATTAAAGAATCAGGCTACGACCGTCCTTTAGTCTTAGAAGACAATCGTATCCATGAGATGTACAAGCTAGATGATGATGCAATTGTTAATGTGTTAACGGGTGTTAATTCAAGCGTTAATGTGTGGAACGCCGCTCACCTAGAAGCATCGTCTTACCCCGCTATCATGCGTTATGAGGAAGTGGCTGGTGAAGTACCACGTGTTGTTGACTCTACACCGTTTACGGATTTAGTGGTTGATACACTAGGTTACAATGCCCTAGTTAAAGTATTAGGTGATTCACCTGTGGAAACAGTAGAAGACGGTGGTGTGGACGAGGTTAAACTACCTGTCTTATATCAGTCTGATGCCACGGTATATGAGTATACTGAGGACGGTCGCTTGCTTGGGTTCTATTACCATGCGCAGGGAGCGGAGTATTACCCCCGTCATCCTGAAACTAAGCGCGTAGAAATGGTTCGAGGAAAGATGTCAAAGGACATCGATCAGGATCTAAATTACACGTATGTCGACCATGACGTAAATAAAGAATATCGCTTTTATGTCTTAACGGCGGTAGACGAGTCAGAGGTTGAGGGTGAATGGATTGACGTGACCGGTAATGATGCCTACTACGCGGTAGAAGATGATCGAATTATCTGGAAAGTTGATACACGTTTATCAACACCGCTAGTGCGTAGTAACGCTGCGGGGATAGGCTTTAGCGTCCCTCTCAATGTGACTGCTGGTGTAATTACGGTACCTTTGGTAGCCAACTTTAATAAAGATGGTGAGGAGGTAACTAACGAACCTATCGTATTACCGTTTGGTAAAGTCGATGTGTGGTTAAATGGCTATCCGTTGATACGTAAGATCGATTACCATTTAACGGATAGTAATATCGTAGTCATTACAAACAAATCATGGGTAGTGGAAGGTCAGCAACAGCTAGTTACGGTAAGAGCAACAGGCCATCTAACGCCAGAAATGGGTGAGGATGTCGACTACGAGATTGGGCATATCCGTCACGGTAAGCTTTCACGTAATAATCGCTTTGATGTACGTGATGATCGCTCTTTTCGTGTAGTTGCTAACGGGGCGTTAAAGGTCCCTAGTGAATTAAGTTTTGCTGAGGATGATAGCTCTGTCAATATTGCTGATGTAAGGGAAGGTGCACCGTACATTATCGAGTATAACCATCCCCCTATGTGGGAGTTGAAAGATCATCGTAACTACGTTAATCGTGAGTCGGCGGCGGTTATAGACAATCAACTGTCTAACTTGCTTAGCGATCTATTACCAGAAGCGCAGTTATCAGCCCCTATAGCGGTCACAGAGCGTTATGTTCTGTATAGTCCGTTAATGAGTGCCATGATAATAGATATGGTCAATAAACGACTTACAGCGCTTGATGGAAGAATGACCGATAAAGATATTGAAGGTATTGTTCATCCTTATCTGGTTTACCTCCCGTATGATCCAACGCAGTTAGATCTAGCTAAAGATCTAGTATCCATCCACCCACATTGTTATCGTGAAGTTGTATCGGTGACAATCCATGAATACTCCGTATTGGATCGTATTTCTCGTTTATATTTAAACGGGCGAGTTGACTTAACACAATTTGTCTGTGTAGGAGCTTAACTGTTATGTTAAATGAATCAGCCCCGGTCTTTAATGTAGACCTTAATCGCGGGTTTCGTATCTGGCATATTAGTGAAATATATCAGATCGGCCAGGAAGACACAGACGGTGTCAATAACCACGTCCCTAATGTAGACGACATGGTAGTGGATTGGACACGTGGTATTTTGCGCGTTACCTACATCAATCTTCAAACCGGTGAAAGTCGTTTAGAGATTTGGCGTGTACCTACAGAAACAGGTATTGCAGACAGAGATATTATCTTAGGTCTTGCACCTGGATCTATCACCGAACACTATCGTGTTTATGTGGATAGCTCGGTTGTACCACACGTCATGTCGTTTGATAGCCGCCTGCATATTTACGGTAGTAATGTATCGCATGTTAAGGTGTTTAAAGGACATGATATCGACGATAAGACAGGTGTTGTCATTTCAGCTCGCTATGATCAAAATGGTGTATTGATCTCTGATAACATTGAAGTAGTAGATGTGGTGCCAACTGAGGATAACAACCCGGCAATTAAACAACCACGTACTGCCCACTCATCGATTGAAGTTACTGATGGTGAAGTATTGACGCTAGTAGCGTATAATCAAAACTCATCTGTTGCTGCAGTATCACGCTTGCTCGCTAAGAACACATCGTTCATTAAAGCGTCAGCAGCGGCTACTGAATACATTGTTGATGTGTATATTGAATCGCCGTTTCTATCCAAGACGCTTCAAAACACACTCCATTACCCACACAACCTACCATTAAATTCAATGAACCTGGTAGGGGTGGTGAAGTACAACAATGGGCGTAAGGTGCGTTATCCGATTAACAATCAATCACGCATGCGCTTATTTGGTATTGAAAACTACATTCCGTCAGTGGTTGGTCAGTCAGTGCCGTTGGTGTTGTCGTACCGTTTAGACAGTGATGAGACAACGTTCTCTCATTTCTTTAAAAATGGTGCTATCTCAATTCCATATAAAGCAATCACTACCGATGAAGATTTACGCTACAACGTGAAACTCTACGTGGTGCCTAAGTGGATAAGCGACTCGGTGGGGTATACGTTAGAGTATTACCTCTATTCGATGGAGCGTGATATTGCAATTAATGTCACGCAGTATGTTGAGACTGATGCTACACAGACCACATCGTTTAATCCGACGCTTTATGGTGCACTTCAGAAGCTTGTTGTGGTAATTCAACTTAAAGATGTTGATAGCACTTATCAGAGCTACAGGCACGTGCAGCGCTTTAACATTACGTTGTTGGGTCGACCTCACACCACGGATGCGCCTTATCTCATTGATTACAATGCAGATGGTGATTTGGTCTACGGTGTAGGTCTGTTTGCCCATACGTGTCGTGATGGTGATGATCCCTCTAAGTGGAATATTGATATCTCGCAAGGTGAGATTGACACCCATAAGTGGCTGCAGAAGATGTACGCCAACATCGACCCGCTGGTTATTCGTGAAGAGGAAGCAGAAGCTCCTATTCCAAACCATATGTTAGTCACGATTGATAATGATGAATTCCTCATCCCTATCGAAGATTACCGTGAGCTAATTCAGGTTGATTTTGAGCCAAATGTTAACTGTACGCTTACTATCCAATGGATACGTCAAACACCTACTAATGATCTCCATCTAGGTATTAGCAGTTTAAATATTGTTAATGATGAAGACAACGACGTGGGTTAACCGCATAAAAGCCTAACCACCTAGCCGTGAGGCCGGGTGGTTAGCTTATGCCGTAATTTATTTATTATACGCTTCGGTGGCTTTAATTGCACCTTTGGTTACGCGATCTAACTGATCAGCAAGACCTGTTATGTAGCGAGATATCTTAACCGCTGGAACAGTTACTGCCGTGTTAACGCGCGCGCCTAAGCGCATGAAGCTTTGTGCATATGCTGAATCGTTAGACTTACTATCAAATTTACTAATTCGATTTTCTAACGTCTTGCTAACGCCGTTGTCTTTAGCACTATTAAGGTGGTTGTTAAGATTTGCATACGTAGCTTTGCCAGCCACTGCTTCTAACGCTGCCATAGCCTCAGCCGCTGTTGTCATTAGAGAAAGATCTTTATATTCTTTCTCTTCTTTCTTAAAGAAGAAAACAGGTTGAGATTGTCTGAAGTCAACTACTAAACGAGCATTGCCAGGTAGAATGTCTTTAGACTCGTAACCATCGCCAAACTTACGCATGGGGATATACTTCATGATTACGTTTTCTACAAGGTCATCAATAGCTTCTTCAACAGCAATGATTGATTTAGCGTCTTCTGCTTTAGTAAAGGCGGCAGCGATCTTTTCACCTTCTGCAGTCAGCGCCTTAGATAGATCGATTAAAGCACGACTCACCTCGACTACATTATCCAGGTTAATTTCATCTTCAATGGCGAGTGCTTCAAGGTTAGCGTCGACGCTGACTTGGATGTCGGCCTTTTCAAGATCTTTGAATTGCTTCAATCGATTCTTTAAACGCTCCTGCATGTCTTCACCGCGCGAGGCGAGTTTCAAGACCCAGATGACTACAGTTGCAACAGCCATTTCAATGGCTTTCTTAATCGCTTTGTAGATACGTTCAATAGTTTCAGTAACCTTGTTTTCAGTCGATACATCTAATGCCTCTAAGCCAACTTGATTAGCGAGGCCGGTTAACGCAGTCTTAGTTAGAGGCTCATCGTATTGGGCAGGGTCGGTACATGCCGCGTGGATGGCTTCTAAACCTTTAGCTACACCTAGTAGTGTGTCGGCGTCTTCAAGATGTTGTTCAAATTCCATATCGGTAATTTGCTCATTGATTTCTTCAACATCATGAGAGACAGTGGATTCCTGACTTATTACAGGTGCCGGGGTGTTAATGGATAAAAGCGATGAGGTGCGCGTAGACATGTATTTCTCCTACTTCTTGTCTGGACTTTGGCGAGTTAGAATACCCAACAGTGACTCCAACTCTAAAATAGTTGTAGTAAAGTAGCCAATGATGGTTCTAGGTGGCTTCTGAAGCATAGCGGCAATGGGTGCAGCTATCTTCAATAATTCGGTAGTGACGTCACGATTACCGGACATAATGTCAAAGTCAGTCTTCATTAACTTATCAACTTGACCAGCAAACTCTTGAACGTTCTCTGTCATCTTCAACACATTTTCTAAATCTAATAGATCAATGGCATCAGCGACCTCTTTTGCTTTAAACGTCATTTCTTTTACTTCAACACCTTCTGTCTGTAGAAAGGCAAAGTTAGGTACGGGGTGGGTGAGGTCCATGACGATGTGACGGTTACCAGGATAAACATCCTTAGAGGTATAGACATGTTTCTTACCTTCAAGCTTGTAATGCTTGAGTATGTAATCCATCAAGTCATCTGATAATTTAGTCAGTGCATTAACGTCACCCATCCGTTTCGCATTATTGAACTTGTAAATTATCTTTTCGCTTGATGCTTTGATAGAAGGTAGCGGTGCTACTACGGCCTGTAGACGCTTAACAACTTTATCAAGATCAACGGTATCCCCAATTGCCAATGATGTCAACTGAGTACCGTAAGGAATAGTGATGTCTATTTCTTCTTTATCCTTAAGCTCTTTGTTGGTTTTCTGAAGTCTGTCTTTTAGTCCACGCAAACGGTCTAAGACTACTTCAGTCCAACGTACAATGACTTCATAAGCACGTTTAAAGGTAGCTTTGATGGCTTTAATGATACGCTCAATGGTATCTGCCACTTTATCTTCTAAAGACACACCGTATGCGGCTATACCTAAAGATTCTATCTGGTGCTCAATAGCTATTTTAGCTACAGGTGAATTCCAGTCATCATGCTCTTTACACAGTGACGATATTTGTTCAAGTTGAATACCTATGTTAAACAACGACTGTAGATCGTTATCTAGTGATTCTAACGTGAGTGTTAAGAAAACCATTTCACGCGATACCTTAGTCTCTAACATGACTATTTCTTCCTTAGGTCTATGGTGCTTGAGATCATAGATTATTGAGTCTGGCGTGTCGTATTAGACACTTACCATCAACCATTATGACTAACCTTTTTTTAACCAGTAAGTAACGAATATGATCAACTTCTTATCAGATTATAAAAAATATAAGAATTCTATAGTAGATTTAAATACTACTAATGAGTCGTTTCTTAGACTTGCCACTGTATATAAAAAGATGGGAATCGAAAACAACGTCTTTCATCTAACGTTACTACAGCCTGAGCTACAGGGTGTCGATCCATTTTCAGAAGAGCTAAGCCAAGAGCAGAAAGTAATGATCACCATGGAGTGTAAGTATAACCCATGGTACTTTTTAAGAGAAGTGGTACGCATACCGCCCCAATCAGGTAACACGCCCGTATCTTATATTGCCAATAGAGGTAACATTGCTTTAACGTGGTCATTTTTCAACCATATTGATTTCGGTCTCATACAGCCACGTCAGACGGGTAAGTCGGTCTCTACTGACTGTTTGATGACAAACCTAATATATCTATCCATGTTATCATCGCGTATCAACATGATAACTAAAGATGCTAACCTGCGCTCTGCTAACGTCGAACGTCTTAAACGTATCCGAGACCTATTGCCTCCTTATCTTATTGTTAAAGATAAGAGTGATGCTAATAACCAACATCTACTTACGTATAACACACTAGATAACACGTACAGTACGGCGGTTGCTCAGTCATCAGAAGCGGCTGCGATTAACGTAGGTCGTGGAACTACTGCACCTATCACCCAGGTGGATGAGGGTCCGTTTATTCGTTTCATTGGTTCACTTATACCTGCAGCGCTAGCGGCCGGTACAGCAGCCCGTGAAGAAGCTAAACGTAACAACCAGCCATATGGAAACATTTTTACAACTACCTCTGGTAAGAAAGATGACCGTGATGGTAAATACATGTACGACATGCTAACTGGCGGTGCGGTGTGGAATGAGGTCTTCTTAGATGCTGCAAACATAGAAGACTTCCACCGCTTAGTCAGAATGAACTGCACTAACCATAAAGTTATCATTAATGGCACTTTCTCACATCGTCAATTAGGTAAGAGCGACGACTGGCTATACCGCGCTATCGCGAACGCTAACGCCAAAGGTGAGGAAGCTGACCGTGATTTCTTTAACCGTTGGACTAGTGGTACGCAACGTTCACCGCTTACTACTAAACAGAATAACACCATCTTTGAGTCAGAACGTGAACCAGATCATACTGAAGTTACAGATGAAGGTTACATGATACGTTGGTACATACCTGAGTATCAAATAAACCAACGCATGGCGACAGGTAAATACGTAGCGGGTATGGATACTTCAGAGGGTGTGGGTCGAGATTCGATTACCATGGTAGTATTAGACGTTAGAGATTTATCTGTTGTTGCCGCAATGGATATTAACGAAGCTAATATTATCCGCTTCAGTAAATGGGTAAGTTCATTCCTTATCGCTTATGAAAATGTAACGTTGGTTATTGAGCGTAAATCAACCGGGGTTGTTATTATAGATGCATTGATGATTGAACTCCCATCAGTAGGTATTGATCCCTTCAAGCGTTTATATAACACCATCGTCCAACATCATCTGGAACGTAAGACAGATTACGATCGTATACTTAAAGATACACGCTATCGCGATGAATCGTTCTACATCAGTCATAAGACAGACTTTGGTTTCTCTACTAACGCAAAGAGCCGTGAGTTGCTATTTGGTAACGTATTGCAAAACGCAGCGACCAATGCGGGTCACCTTGTAAAAGACACTACATTGTCAAGTCAATTACGTGGGCTAGTAGAGAAGAATGGTCGAATAGACCACGAAGCATCGGGCAATGACGACTTGGTTATTGCTTGGCTATTATCGGTATGGTTTGTTACATTCGGTAATCACCTTGACTTCTACACTATCGATCCAGGTCAGTGTATGATATTAGTAGGTGAGCGTTCTGGCAATGGCGATTATGATCGTGCTATTGCTGAAAAGAACAACCGCACCCGTAGCCGTATTGACCAGGTGCTAGAAGAGATAACCCTTTGTCAATCAGGCTTTAAACTTGCCCGTCTGGAGGCGGAACTTAAACAACTTACCTATCAGACCAAATCTGATGGGGGTGAGATACTAAGCTTTGATGCGTTAATGAAACAAGCTAATGACCGCAAGAAAGCTAAGCGCTCGCAAACTAAGAACACCAGCAAATCTAGGGAACTACTATTCTGGTAGTCCCTACCATCATTTAAACCTTTACCAAGTTAAATAAAAAAAGGATAACCATGAACTTACTTAACGAAGTACGTATTACCATTGACCGCAATCGAGAAGAGACTGTTGATATCTGTAAGAAAGAAGCTATCTACAAACCGCATTTACGCCTACTGGTATTAATGCGTCAAGAGCAGGGTATCATTGAAGATCCATCGATGAGTGATATTGACCAGTGTCTAGTGATGGATAAGATGTTCTTTGAACGTCATCTTAAAGATATCAAGATCAATTCAGATCGAATTCTAACGCATCTAGCAGAAGTCCACAAGTCCAAGTGGTACCTTCGTCTGCCTAGTTGGTTAGATATCCCTAGAATGCTTGTCGTGGCCGATAAGGAGTATAACGACCAGGTTCGTATGGACGTTCAAACTCCTTACTTTGAGTTAGAACAAATCCCAAGTCTATCTACCGTTATCTCACACGTTCAACCGTCTAACTACCATGTCGAAGATGTATTGACGCCGTTTGGTGAGGTAAAGACTACAGTTAAGATCACACCACCTCTTGATCTTAGCCAGATCTTGTCTATCTTCCATACAGTGTCGACGCTTAAATGTGAATATACAAAAGAGCCAATTGGAAACCAGGGTTTATCTCTATCTCAGGAAGAGCTTAACTTTATTCAAGATGGTACAATACCAGAAAACATTAGCGTATTACGTGAACTAGCTACAATAGCTACATCGGCAACACCATATACAGCAAGTTTGTATTTCTTCTTACGTCGCTTTAAAGCACTAGACGATATAGACGCATATCAGCTTATTAGCTATAAGAGTCAGTGTATGGATAAAGACGCTAAAGCGGCGATCATGGTGCGCGAGAAGAATAAGACATTCCTTACATCGCGTCAAATTAAGAATGCGCTTAAGAAGCTGTGTGCTCATTACACCTTTGCGGCAGACATTGATCAGAAAGCGCTATTTGCCCAGGATTACGAGATGTTCAATACACTTCGCTTCCACAACAAACCATACGAGGCATTGTTAGAGTATCATCGTGAAACTGATTACCTAACTGAAGCCTTAAAGCGTCAAGCAGCATAACAACGGCATACCCTACCTCTACCCGCGATAGGTAGAGGTAGGGTCTTTATGCCTTATTGGTCAAATATCTTTTTAAAGTACTCCACATAGACTGAGTCGTAGCGGGTACCGGTTATTTGATTTTCTAATCGTTCGTACGCGTTGTGTTGTTGGGGGGTTAACGTACGATAAGTTAATGCCTGGATAATATCTTTATCGCTTATAAGACGACGAAGGTATACAGACACGAACTGTCTTCTTAACGGATCATGTAAAGGTAGTGTGTAGAGAACACCGATAAACTCCATCAACGTCTCATCGTCAAGTAGCTGTATTGTCTCATAGGGGATTTCAATTCCCCGGTGCAGCCACTCAACGAGTTTAACAAACGGGACCTGCTCCCCGTAATAATGATGGATCTTATCCTGCAATGCATCTAAGCCTTCAAGGTAGGTCCTAGGTGGTTGTTTAAATGTTTTGTTTTTATACAACCTATATACATCACTAGCATAAACCGTTATAAGTACATGCAGACTATACATGGTGACGACCCCTGGTGGGCTGTTAAACATATACTAGTCGTAATGCTTCATGGTCAGAGATCTAAGAACAAGATAAAGCAGGATACCTGTTCTAACACTTGCCTTTACAGACGCGTTACGTGAATCAACCGCATCTTCAGCAATCTCACCAGCCAATTCACGGATCTCCATGAGGTCATCTTGCACACTACGTGAAGACATGTAAATGGCTCGCATCTTAACTAACACTAGTGGTAGATTGGTAATATCCACCTTATTCTGTTGTAGATAGTGGAACGCGTGAATGATGGTTTTATCCAACAACGGCGTAATGACCTTATCTTTACTATCTGAAACATTGTCACTCATATAACGCAAGCTATTAACCAATTGCTCAGGCGGCATCGTATGAATAGCTTTAGCAATGATGTCTACTAGCTCTTGTTTAATGAACGTCTCATCGTCACTTATTATGCGGTGTAGGTATTGTCTAAAACGCGTATAGTCATTGCGCTTGTCTTTTACAATGCTCTCGCCATCAATATCTACAGAAGAAGAGACCGTAGTGATCTTAGCATCTTGTTCTCTAACTTTATGGAATACCTCAACAACCGCCTTAAATACCTCACGTATACGTGACTGTATATCGTTAACCATGTACACCACAGCATCGTCAGGTGCAAACGTACGGTAAGTATTATAGTGGATGCCTGTCTTAGCCAAGATGCTCTCAGAACGGTCTTTAACCAACGCACCCCACGAACCATGAACCTTTAATGAGAATTTCTTAGACAAACTTGCATATGTCATCATCGCTACACTCTTATCGGCGGGGTAGCGGAAATAGTGACTCATTAAAGAACTCAGGAACTTATAATGAAGCATGCTTAGTAACGCAATTTGAACTTGCTCTTTCTCTTTACTACTTACATCACTTTCTTCAAAACGATGCAGGCACCAGATAATAGACAGGTTAACTAAGTCGCTACTTACCTTAAAGCTAGTATCAATAGAGTCCAACGAGTAGACATCTGCTTTAAGTGCTACTTCATCAATCTGTAATACTTCATCAAACCACGTAATTTTGTCATCGTTGGTATAACGAATAGGGTAGACGCCAATCAGCGCATCCCCAAAGAAATTAATCGAATCGTCTGTCTTAGTTACAAACCCATTGACATAGCCGATGATACGTCTAACTAGACCGCGATTAAAGACGACGTCTTGACCGATGTCATTAAAGACGGTTTTAAGTGTACCTGCCATACGGGTATCCTTTAATTATTTAATAGAAATATACGGAGTAATCATAAAAATACACCTTCAACGTATATCTATAGGGTAGTTAACGCTATCTAGTGTTGAGGAAATTTGATACAGGAAGAAATATGTCAGACCCAGTAGAACGTATACATAAAGCGCTAAAAATAGTTGAAAAGCAAACGGCAATCGTACCGCAAGAAGATATTACGTTTGCAATACTTCGTAACGTGGATAGTAAGTTTCACGACCACGTGTTGGAATCACAATTAGGACTCGGTTCGGGTGTGGGTTATAGAAACCAAGAAAGACTCGAACAGGCCGGTTGGATTTTTGAAGATTTTAAGATCATCACTACAAAAGGTAAAGTCAATATACCTTACTTAATGGGTAAAAAACGTAAACAAATCAAGAAGTTATTAGCTTCTGTTGATGACGATCCAAAAATAGTTTAGCGGTCAATTTAGACAAATACTATACCCCGGGGTTTTAAAAACCCCCTGTAGTTTTTGGTGTGGAGAGGACGCATGACAACGATAGTCTGGGATGGACAGCAGTTGGCTAGTGATAGCCAGTTGACTGTGAATTGGAATGTAATATCACAAGAACCTTTTATCAAGCTACAACTATTAAAAGGGATCTTTATTAATCCGGAGACTAAGGAAGAAGATAACTTAGTAGGTATGGGCTTTTCAGGTGACGCTGCCCAAATCTATCCATTTAGAGACTGGCTATTAGCTGGTTGTAAGCGAGAAGAATACGCAGAAGAATTTAAAGAATGCTGCGTCATTCTAGTATGCCGTAATTCAGTATGGCAATTTCACTACAGTCCCGACCCGCTACCGGTCAGGAACACTGTAGCAGTTGGATCAGGTTGCGATTTTGCAACATCTGCATTATCATTAGGTAAGACAGCGCCAGAGGCTGTAAGACACGCTATTAAGCATGATGTTTATAGTAGTGGACCAGTGGTATGCTTAAGTATTGACGAAGCGGGAAAACCTTTCCTCCATCATTACAACGATGATGTTTCGTTAGAAGCCACCGCCTCTTTGGCGTGGTAGATCCAATCTTTTTTTAAATTAAAATTATAAAACGGTAGCCGATTATGCAACTTAATACGTTAATCAGTCAGGAAGTCAGAGTATGTCATACCCCAGAATCAGTAGATGTGTTTCAGGGGGAGGGGTTGAGTGTAAAACACCTTATGCATTTAAACAAAACGGATAGTTACGTAGACCAAGCAATTATGGTCTTAGTTTACATGCAGGGTAGTATTGTACCAATGTACGTCACAATGTTTAACCATCCAACACACAACGTTTTTGAAGAGAAATACCAATTCAATAACTTAGTTGAACATATTAATCAAGGTTATAAACAAAGTCATGACCTGCTTGTTATGTTAACGACCACGGAGCCTTTAAAGGTTATTACGCAGGGAAGCCAGCTTAAAGTTAAGTCTGGTGATGTGGATGTTGCTATCTTCACTAACAACCCGGTGGATGATCAGGATCCAGTAAATATACCTAATGTCAAGGGTGCATTTTATCTTGCTAACTTGTTCTTTGACAAATGTGGTTTAGATGATCATATCAGACAACAGTTTCTAACTACATTGTTAGAGATGTTATCGTTTGATAGAACTGGACGTCTAGATCGCCATGCTAATAGCGTTAGACCTCTGTCGGGTACTATTAGATTACACTGATGTAATTTAGACCACGTGGCATCTAGCACGTGGTCTTATGCCGTCACGGCATAGAGTAGGCCCGAAGACCTACCCTAGAAATTAAACACCTGAAGATGTTAGTTTGATATGGCGATGATAGGTTTCGTGGTCATCCATCATCAGTATCTTTTTCATCTTCGTATCGCGATATTCGGTATACAGTTCTTCCGCATCAGCATAACCTTCTACAATATCACGGTAAATGCCCAATGACATTCCACCATGTAGCCTGGCAGTATCAATACTAATAATAGACTGATTGTAGATGTAGCTCTTTACTGCAAACTCTACTAGTTTAGTAAACGCGGGAATGGTACGTGGGTTGAGGTTTTGCATGTCAGGGTCGTTACTTACCACACAGCGTAAGACCGCGTTATTACTTAGAACACTCTCGGCTTCAACATGAATAGTGTTCTCATCAATCAATGTTACAGATGATGTGCTATTTGTTTCATAGCCGTTGGCGGCGTCAATGATGTTAAGCGATTCTCTAATCATAGACGAACTAGTAGTATACGTGCTAGTTGCTTCGTTCTCATTAAACCCAAGACTCATCACAGAGATAATGCTACGGCCTTGTGTGGCCGTTTTAGGAATAACGTAGACCTGGTGGCTTCCGTCATCGTAAGTCTTCTTAGCAGAGCGTAGAGAGAGCTCTATCTGTATACCACCTACTAAATTACAATCTACAAGAACACGAGGTTTAACTACCTTAGCGATGATCTGAGATTCAACGGATACCGGATAGTTGATAGTATTAAAACGTTTGTCTATAAAGACCTGACGTAGTATTTCCGCTGGGATTTTAAATGTGCAGTCCTGTACGGCTTTTTGAATGGGGCTCATGGTTATATCCCGTTAGCTGTAGATGACATATGAGTTAATTAATACATTTTCCGTTTATTTATGAAGACCTAGTACTGTGGTAAGCATTAAACTAACAAATGTATATCTCATAGTCGAGGGGGTTATTAAATTTGTATTCACTTCATACTTTATCGAACAATCTAGGAATAAGAGGCGATTTTAATGAGTAAACACACCTTAAGAATCTACGCGGCAGGCGGCTGCGCGACTAACTTAGCGAAGCCCTTTGTTGGTTTAGAATCGTCTGACATCTACGCCGATATCGATCCTGTTTTTGTAGACACTAGCATGTCTAACATCGAAGGACCTATCACTGAAGAAATGTGCTACATCCTACCTGACGTAGATGGCTCAGGTAAGGTACGTCGTGAAAACCACCAACGTATCTCTGATTCAATCAAAGACATCGTGTCAATTCACCCTCCAGGTGACTTTAACATTGTTATGTTCTCAGCCGCAGGTGGTTCAGGTTCAGTAGCTGGACCATTGATTGCTCGTCATCTTCTTGAAATTGAAGCACCATTGATCTGTATTGTAGTGGGTTCTACAGACTCTGCTATCACGTGTACTAACACACTTAATACACTGAAATCATTAGATAGCATCTCACAAGCTGCAGAGCTACCTATCACATTGTTCTACGAGGAGAACGGTGCTGGTGTTAAACGTTCAGAAATTGACAAGCGCGTCAAAGGTGCTATCGGTTCTATCAGTGCTTTGGTATCTGGCAACAACCGTGAACTTGATACTAAAGACATTTCAACATGGGTGTACTACAACCGTGCGTCTAAAGTTGAACCACAATTAAGTCAGCTATCTATTCTTCGTGATAACACAGCGGTAGAAGGTCTTAATGAGCCTATCTCTATTGCTTCATTGTTAGCAGACCCTGACACGGAGATGCCTGAAGCTGCGCCTGATTATCAATGTATCGGTTATCACCGTGATCAGTCTGGTGAGGTCCCTGACATGCACCTTGTAATTTCTGTGAACGGCATTGAGCGTATCTACGAAGGTATTGCTAAAGCGCATGGTACTTACGAGAAGTCTACGTCTAAGCGTTCTCTAGACAGAAAGACTTTCGTTGGTGGTGGCGATCAAGTAACTAAAGATGGCATGGTACTGTAAGTACCCATCCAGAACGCATACCGCCTCCCTGATGGGGAGGCGTCTATGCCGCTTGTCAGTATTTTTCAGACCTACATTACTAGAGCAGTATAAGTAATATTACAGTGTGGAGATCGTACAATGACAGTGCCTAACTACTTCCTGTTCGATATAACAACAGCCCGTGAAATCGCAAAGCCCTTCATTATAGATTTACAAAAACATCTAAGCGGTAGACCAGAAGTCGATATTGACAAAGTATTAAATCAGTGGTTTGCCGAACGCCTAGTAACAATGGGCGTATTACATCATGACAACCCAATTGAAACTGACATGCCCCTAGGTGTGATCCTTTTCCTTAATAGCCTACCTGACGTTATTAAAGGTTCAGTTGATCAACAGCTATTTCGTGCCGTAAGTAATCACTGGCATCCGGACACATCAGTTAAAACGTATATTAAAGACCAGACGTTGGTCATTAATGCCTAAAAGGACCTACCCCCTATGGCGATAAGTATAATACTCCCTTTACATGAATTTATAGATAACGTAGTACTACGTTCATCGCTGTTCTTCTATAACGTCGATCGTCCTAACCCGGTCAAACGTAACCACGCTAAAGCTATTGTTCATCAACTGGTTGACGATGCGTTAAGTCATTCATTTGCATGGGCACCAAGTGTCGATAAGACATCGGGTCTGTTAGAGGAATTCTACCCGTGGATGACAACGCATCCTGTATTTGGATCACGCTTCTATCAGCAATGTATAGACCCGGTTGACGCTAGGCTAACTGAGATCTTAGGTACTTATGTAACGTACAACACACCTGATGTATGGAGCGTGAGAAAAGATGGCGATAGTATCGTCCTAGAAAACCTAGGTTCTCACATGAACAACGCTGCTCAAGGTTTTGCTGATAAGTTACAAAGCCTACTTCAAGAAGAATACGCAACGCGTTTAGGTTCATTACCAATACATCGCAATAATGCAACTACGGGTGATGATCTTAAACATCAAGTAGACTCTACGTACGATGACCTGACAAACACCGTATTGCGTTTAATGGTTGACAAAGATCTTAATTTGACAGGACAGCCCCAGTGAGCCAGATCTCTATCATAGTTAGTTTTGATGATGTACATTCGCTGTGTTTTAAATACTTAGAACCTATTATAGGTGGTGCGTATTTACAGTGTATGGACTATACATTGGTATTGGATTATGAAGTAGAAGTGTTTTTGCTTGGTGAAAACAACCGCTATATGGTTGGTGAGGATGTGACCGAGTCGTGGTTAGAAGAACTATGTCCAATGCCTGATATCCGAAGCGCATTGAAGAAAGATATACGACGCTCTGTACAAGGCATCATTACCCGTATCTTAGGCGGTGATAAAATTAGCAACCACCATTACGAGTATCAGCGTCTAGGTGACCAGTTTGAATATCTCATTGTAGATAAGGGTGATGTCAGAGATGCCGAGCTCGAAATGCTACGACGTTCAAATGACGAGCTTAAACAGAGAATACAGAATATGGAGGAAGGTTGGTGGGTCCAAGATACCTAATATTAGATATCTCGCATGCGCGTGCTACTGAGAATCATTTAAACGGTTCCCTTGCAACTTACAATCTTAAGTTCACAGATTTATTAACAATGACAGTTGAGGCATTGACTAACCTTGAAGATTATTACACCAACGATGAAAAGGTCACCGATTACGGATTGATGTATCGGTGCCTTAATCAATACAACGACAGACATCGTAAGGAGTACACCTTTGAGGATATTCATGACATCTGCACGATAGCGCTTAGAATATACAAGACCATTTACCCGGCCATTGGTACATTCTTTCAGCAATATACGTTCAGTAGACTTATTGTCTCTCAGTGTCTTGGAGATGACCTATATGTTGAGTGCTGTTGAACCAGAAGATAAATTCTTCATCATTGACGTTAGGCAATATATGTTAAAGCTTGATCAGCAAGATGTCCAAGCACTTAACAACATCAAGATGAATTATCATGATGTATTGCTTTTAGCAGCGACTAGTGCATTAACTAGTCAGTTTGATAAAGTCAAGGTCAAGGATCACGTAGAAGGTGAGCTCTACACATTACTTGATGAATATGATGAGCTGGGTGTGTCGGCCGATAACTACCATACGTTTATGCATGTTATCAATATCACGCTACAAGTAGCATGGCCAATAACCCAGTCTGTAGATAATCTACAACGTAACATTCCCAACATCGAGTTTGTAGATGTTAATATAGTGGGTGATACTACTGTTGTTTACACATACCACATGGTGGGATAAGAGAATATACAATGATAGTGATTATCGATTTACCTATGGATAGGCCGCCCTATCCTCCTGATCCCTCGCTGACAGCCGCAGATATAATTGAAGCGGCTACTGCGTTATGGGTTAATCAATTCATCGATGATGATAACTTTGATACACACACGGTTGATCAGGTTGTTGATCATATCTGTAGCCGTATGGGTTTGAGTAGCGGTAAAAGTGAAGTACAGGAAATGATGTGTCATTATGTTAATGACATTATACTGGAAACCTACGAAGCGGTGGACAAGTCTCTACGCCGCATCATGACAACCTTTGGCAATCGGCCATTGATTGACTACGTAGGTACTAGCTTCCCTACACTGCTTGTCCAAGTTCATCTAGATGACCGCTAATATACTTCTTTTGGACTGTAGTAATTTACAGTCCATTTATGACGTTATGATACCGATATGGCGTTATGAGACTAGACGTCCTATCCCCGCGTCGTTAGATAGCTTAACTTCTGAAATAATTAACTACTATAAAACCTATAGGGTTAAACCCGCTACGAGTTACACATCAGTTGCTAGTTATCTACAGGAGCAATATGAGTTCCCGGTAATAACGCCTATTGTGGAACCTCACTTTGCGGCCTTTTGTAAAGAACTTTATAAATACCATAAACTAGCATTTGTATTGAGCTGTGACTATTACTATATATGTATCAAGCACAATACCATGTATTTAGAATTGGAATAAGTTATGGATAATAATCATCAGCCCTACCCACCTACCAGTCCTGTGGTGTATATTGTCTCAGCAGAGCGTGGTGTCAAACGACTGTATGAGGCTATATCAGCTGAGGAAACCGTCGTTGAAGATTTTAAGAGACTAATAGCTATGGCTGTTAACGCAGCTTCGCTATCAGTAAACGATGTGGAAAACAATCGCCATAATGCTATAAACGATTACCTCTATCCATTGCAACTAACCGTCCGTGAGAGAGAGAATTACATCGCTCACCTGGACGTGTTTATTCAGGATCTAATAACAGGCTTTCACCAACTTGGTATACGTGATCTAGGAGGTGTTGAGTTTGTCGGATTTGATGGGATGGATATTGTCGTTAATGTCTATGCGCAGCAATAATAACAAAAAGGAGCACGTGCAGTGCTTAAATTTATGATCCTAACCCTAGATAGCTTATCGGGGTTAATTGCTAGATACAGTGAAGAGATGAACCCAGATTCACCTGTCGTTAATAATGAAACGCTGCATTGGTTAAATTCAGATATTGATGATTTGATTCAAGGTGGGTTTGAACAACAAACAGACGTCGTACACGCCACGTTAACGTCGATCATTGATGATGTAAGCCGATACCTTAATAGATACAACATTGAGGTAGCTGATTTTAGAACAATAGAAATTGTCAATCGCGACGGTACAATACTAATTTATTTTGGAGAGTTTAGTTATGGTGATATTCCCAAGTCACAATGTAAGCATACGTGACGTTGTTAGCTTCTCGCTATATGACAATACCACAATAGGTACTGTCTTTAGCAGAGTGCGTATTATTGGGGTGGTTGATTACGATACCGCCTCTAACGCCATCGATCCGGTAGCGCTACACGAGGATATCATCACTAACCTACCTGAAGGTAGCATTGATGACCCTACGGCGTATAGCTACTTAAAGGTGCAGATGGAAAATGGCAATAAGACGTTTATCGGCATGCCGTGGGTTAACATGTCAACCCTTGAACGCGTTGGTAGTAGTAAGCTGCAGCTCACTATCGATGATGTTAATAGCGATGACGTCCCGCGCATCCTAGCTGCGTTAACCTCAAATGGCTTTACTGTATCGGATACTAAGATCTTATAATACAAAGGTAAACTTTTACAGACCTCTGTTTATATAGTATGAACGTTGTTGAGTTTGAGACCCTCCTCAGTGTTCTTGATCTTGAGCCAGAAGATCGATCCCTAAAGGTAGTCACGCACCTTTATATTTGTCAAACGTAGTGTTTACCCTTCCTACACCTTTCCTCTAGGGTGTAGGAAGGTTTTATGCCGTCTTTTTTTGTTTTCGTTTTTTACACCCTCAACCAATACCATGAGCAGAAGAATTAACTAAGACGAGTGTCAATATGGAAAACCCATTTGTTCTCCCTACCCAAGAGTATGGTCGAGATTTGAATATCCTGGAACGTTACTATCAGGATACCGCAAGATACCTAGCCTTAGAGACAGGTCGTTCACATGACGAGTGCTACCAGTGGGTTAAAGAAACCACCCACCCTTCAAGCGGTAAGTTGCCTTTAAAAGATCCAAAGGTGCTAAGCCTTAAACGAGACAAGCCAGGTGAGCGTGATAAGTGGGAAACTACATTCCTTGGCTACCTTCAAAAGGTGAACAACGAGAACTTAATCATCAGTCCTACACTAGCAGCATATAGACACCCTGATCAGCACGAGTCTATACTTGCTAAGTATATCCGTAAGAACGTAGATAAGCGTAATGCTGTTAAGAAAAAGAAATTCCAGTCTACGATGGCAGGTAATGATGCTGAGGCTGGCTTTTACGACATCCTGCAATCTACATTTAAAATCAAGAACAACTCAGTAAGTGGTGGTCATGCATCAGCTTTCACACCGCTGTATAACAAATCAACCCACTCTACACTAACATCTACCTGCCGTTCGGCTACCGGGTATGCCAACGCCAACAACGAACGCTTCCTATACGGTAACCGTCACTATTACGATGTGGATGTGGCAATCCAGAACATCATCTCAATAATCAACAATAGTGATTATAAGACAATAGCAGAAGCGGTAGAGAAATATAATCTACACGTCCCTAGTGTAGAGGAAGTCTGTGAAACGATTAAATATTCAACAGACCTATACTGGCGTAATCTGCAGTGGTCTAACCGTATCCACAGTCTGATATCTAAACTGTCTGATATGGAACGTGTGGCTTATACTTACACGGGTAATTTCTACCATCTACGTGAATTAAACCCAGAGTTCACTAGAACGTTCCTAGATCGTTTTACTACGTGCTCAGACACCACGATAGACAACCCAGAAGCAGTCATCAGTGAGATGGATGGGGATCTTGAAGCGTATGTAGGCATTCTGCATGCTCACGATTTAAAGAATAAACCCATCTTTAAAATCAAAGAATCTGAACCTGAGACTTATGCACGCATTGCTAGTTCAGTTAACAATATCTTTGACTTACTGAAAGAATATACAGTATTGTTTAAAGCGTTCTGGGTGACCCTCAACCCGCCCGCATCGGTAGCGGTATTACCCGATGCTATACGTCGTGGTGTATTGGTGTCGGATACAGACTCTACCATCTTCACTGTTCAAGACTGGACTATGTGGTATAAGAATGGCGTGGTTGATTTCGATGCTAAAACAACGAGTGTATGGGCGTTTGTTGTATACATTGCCCAGATGACTACCATGCATCTGCTTGCTTTGTTGTCATCTAACATGGGTGTGGCTAAACCTGATTTGTACAAGTTATCAATGAAGAACGAATACATGATGCCCGCGCTGTCATTGACAAGTCGTGCTAAACACTACGCCTATTACATTAGTGCGCAGGAAGGTAACGTCTATAAGAAGATGAAAACGGATATCAAGGGGGTTGAGCTTAAATCTACTAAAGCCCCTAAAGAGATCATTGAAAAGCTACACAAGTACATCATGAAGCCGATGGATTGGACGTTGGAAGGTAAGAAAATCCCTATTAAAGAAATGATGCAAGAAGTTGCTGACCAAGAGCACGCTATCATTGACAGCCTTAATCAGGGTAAGATCGATTATCTAACCACCGCCGGTATTAAAGCTGCTGAGTCGTACGCTAACCCACAAGGATCTAATTACATCTATTACGATTTCTGGAATACTGTCTTTGGTCCTAAGTATGGTGAGGTACCACCACCACCGTATAGCACGGTAAAGGTATCGCTAAATGCTACGTCTAAGACAAAGGTATCAGAATGGATACGTAGTATCAAGGATGTTGAATTAGCAGAACGTCTTGAAGACTGGATGGGTAAGAATAACAAACTAGCAGGGATAACGCAGTTCTTAATCCCCATGGATGTTATTAGTACCAAAGGGATGCCTGAAGAAATAATCCAATGTATGGATATACGGAAGATTGTGTTCACCACCATGGCACCATTCTATCTGGTATTGGAGACGTATGGGGTGTATATGAAAGATAAGAATATCACTAAGCTTGTTAGCGATATCATGTAGGAGGATGTGTGGCAGATAATTTTCTAACATACCCTAGCCATAGAAAAGGAAGCAGTATCAATAAAGTACTGTCTTCTTTTAAAGCAGGTCAACGAGTCATTGCTGTAGTTGATATTACAGAGGGTGAGTTCGATATGCCCTATGCAAAGGCAAATGATGTATTGCGTATTAAAACAATTCATCTAGACGGTAGAGTAAATCCTATCGAGGTCTATCATGAGCTTGGGGCGGAAGAATATAGAACAGCACTGGAGATACCTGAGGGTTTAGATTATAGCCTTGAGGATAAAGCGTTCTTTGTTAGCGAGCGAGAGATAGCCGCTACAGTTACCAATCCGTTTATGGATAGGCTTCCACCTACAGGCGGTCGATACGTTAACCCAGACTATCGTAAGTAAGACAGCATAACTAGGAAGATCTAGCATCGTGCTAGATCTTCCTGTATGCCGTTATATGAGGAGTTTAAGTCCCTCAAGCTCTATCTCTAAAAGATCCTTAATAACGCCGTGAGGAGCGACCAGTGTGGTCTTATCGCTACGAGCTCGTCTTAGTTCACGTTTGATTGCATTTTCAAAGTCTCTATCCTGACCTTGTTGTGTAGTTAGATACCATGATGTAGCATGTTTAATCCAAGGTAACCATATCAGCCAAAGTATCCAGCTTACTTGTCTGGTACTAACTAAACGGTTAAATGGTAACGCATCTCGCATGCATTGATCTAATCGTAATGGTACATTGTCTAACACATCATCTATAGACGCATTCATTCTGATTAGCTCATCAATAACATCAGGGTATTCTTTATCAACGCTCCCATCAAAACTAGGAATAGCTAGAATAGGCTTAAGTGCACTTTTGGTTTGTGCTTCCCCAAGGTAGTGGCGTAAGTAACGGTTCATTAAGCTAATAGATAACTGATGATCTAACATATTTGCTAATACGTACTGATAGACAAATTGATTAGTAGAACCGCGTTGGTCTATAGGCTTAAGGTTTTCATAATGCGCCCATGTTCTGTACTGGACAGCAAGTAATGGGATGTCTACCGCAATGACACTATAACCTACTTCTTCGTGTTGTTTTTGTCCGTCGGGGAGGTTCAAGTTTAAGTCACTGCTAGGATGATATAAGACACGCACTGCGTTGGCATTAGACCAATCAGCAAGTAAACCATTGCTGGCCCACTGTGGTCGCGTTAACGTTGTAGCTACCAGGATGTCTACGATGTTACCACCATAAAACTCACCTTCCAAAGGTGGGTATGTAGATATCTCGGTACTAATCTGCTGACCATGTGCAATATCAGTTTCAATGTCTTCTAGGTAATCGTAATAGCGCATCATGTTCATGGCGTTCATGGGCGGTAGGCTATCTAGAAGCTTAACAAGGGGCTGGGTGTCTTTTAAACGTCGAGGTGCGCTTATTGCCTTGGCTTTAACACGCTCTAAGGCTTTGTCTAATCCGCGTTGGGCTTGGAAAAGACCCGCAAAAACCTTTTGGTTGCGGTTAGGGGAATCTGGAGTAAAAAGCCGTTGCATGGGTCACCTGTGGATGAGTGAAGTGATGTAAAGTTTTAATGTTTTCGAGTCATACTATAGAGACAGGTAGCTGTCAGTGTACTTATACTTGGTATAGGTGCCTAACCTGTGTCCCTCTGTGAGGCGATTCAACCTAATTAAACACCTATATCATTCTAGTGGTCTATCCAGGAATGGAAGATCTATTAGCTAATTTTAAGTTTGACAACATAATAAAAGGTATACCATTATGGCTGTAAATAAAGATAACAAGTCTACTCCGTCTAACCCTGCTATGGCAGAAGCAATGAAAGAGTCAGGCGCGCAGCAAAGCCGTTCAACAAACCAAAACCAACCCAATCGAGGAAGAAACGTGGAAGGTCCAAAATCCCTAGCCGGTCTTAATTCTTTATTCAGCAACCCAATGACGCGTAGCACTGCAGGCGAAGTCACTGGTGAGCTAACTCAAACGCTTCGTAAGATCCTATCTTCAGAGCGTAACAGCGTACTTGAGAAAGTAACGATTGAACCTGTGGACGGCGATAGCCATTCACTAGCCCTTTCTGTAATTGTATTACAGTTCCCATTCAACGAGCACGTTGCCTGCTATACCTACATTGTAGAAGGTTCTGGTGACGGTCTTGCAGATCGCGTTCCAACTATTGCTGGACAGCAAGTAAACATCAAGACTGTTCCTGGTGACGTATACGACGATAACATGTGGGAACAAGTTAGCATGTATCTTCGCAGCAAGTACGGTAACGAGCGCAGCTTCATCGATGTTGGCGCTAACGTAATTCCACGTACAGTTACAGCTGACCATGAGAAAGAAATCCGCAGCCTATTATACTTCGGTATCACTGCGTGTTACACTACTCTACTTAAAATCAATGGCGATACCAGCAACAGCATTAGCGTAGCTGATATCAACACCGGTGACGTGCTAGCAGCGCAGCTTCGCTACAATCCAGGCGACACGCAAACTGCTGCTGGTCAGACTGTACGTTCAGATCTATCTATCGCACTTCGCGGTATCATGCAAACAGGTGAAGCGGTATCTGCTAAGCAGACTATCCCACTAACAACTGTTGATGGTTACATGGATCTAACTTACGTTCCACGTCAGCAACAACAAATGGCGTATGGTCAGCCTGTTGATCACCGTCAATACGTACCGCGTCTAGTAATGACTAACGTATCTTCTGGTCTAAGCGTTAACACGCTAGAGCTTGAACTACTAGGTCTTTCTACTACGGTACTAGCAGCCCAGCACCACGCATGGGTTAAGTGCTTCAAGCCTGTATACGGTGCCAGTAAGAATGACATTCATGACATCGGCGCACTAGGCTTTGAAGTTGACTTCGCAAACAATGGTGAGTACGGTCGTATCTCTACTAAGAGCGATTCATTCTCAGACCAAAGTCTGTTCGAGCTAGTACAACGCAGCATGTACAACGAAGTACTGTTCTCTTGGGATATCCCTGAAACCGGTGACCTAAGCTGGTTACAAGAAACGTTCCTAGCCGCAGCGGCTGGTAACAGCAAAGCAATTAACACTCTGTTCAATGCAGCAGATACGTTAACTGGCGGTGCGTTTACTCGTAACTACGACGGTGCTCCTCCTCTAATGAGTGAGATTACTCGTGTACATCTTGGTACTTACCTAGATGAAAATAATACTCCACGTGATCTACGTGATCTTGATTACCTAGCGATGCTAAACATCTACGGTGATAAAGACCTAGGTCTAGTTGAAGCATTTGGTAACACTTACGACCAGACTGATCGTCCTCAAGAACTACGTCTGGCAGAGCGTGCTAAAATCATCGAAGCTACACTAGGTGATACAGTAACCATCACTGGTTACGCACGTCGTGTTACATTCAATCCTAAGTTCATCGAAGCGCTTGCTATGGCTTGTGCAGAAGCTGGACTTAAGATCCGCCCTGAGGGTATCTACGGTAACGACATGGGTGCCATTCGTGGTAACACGTCAGCTGTTGGTATGGGTATTGGTCAAAACGCCGGTGGTGCTGTCTTCCAACAAGGTGGTGCTAACTGGGGCGGTTCTGGTATGGGTTACGGTGCTCGTAACTCTGGTGGACTTTGGAACCGCTAAGTTAAAATTAGCTAAGTAGTTAGAAAGAGGGTCTTCGTATCCTCTTTCTTTTTTATGCCCGTTTATAATAAAATAAGGACTTTTCGTGACAAAGCCTATGGTAGAATCAATTTTAACAATAACAACACCTCGCCCATCAGATATCAAATTACTTGAAGAGCAGCAGGGTATTATTCTCAAACCCATTGTCGGCTTTAAAGACGCCTGGGTTAGTCGATGTGGTAAGGTCGTTAAGCTACACTACCCGCTAACAGGTGATGCGTGTTATTACTACGCCACCCTCACGGTGCGCCGACAAGATCAACGTTTGATGGTAACGCTCAAAAGTAGCGAAGGCTCTACCATGCGAACGCTATCTGGTTTAGTGGCTCGCGCCTATCTTGAAGCACCTAAAGACCCCTCGCGTTTTGATCTAATCAACATTGATGAGGACAGAAGTAATTGTCATGCTGATAACCTAGCGTGGCAGCTTAAATCACACACCACCAACTATTATTACGAAGTGAAAGACACTCGTGATGGTTCAGTTATGGAGTTTGATACTAAGAAAGATTTTCATGATTGGGTAAATAAAACGTTTACGTTTAACAGAAAGAAAAGGTAGGATTTTACAGGGGTGAGTAACATTATGTTTATTATCTAAATGTAATATGCTTAGACCTATATTACTAAAAAAGAATAAGCCCTTAACAAATTAAAATAAGGAGAGATCATGCAGGCTGATATCAGTGCGGCGGCTGAGCCAATTACTGCATCCATCGATCAACTTAAAGGTCCTCTTAGTTGGAACTACGAAGATCGACAAGGCGGCGTTTATCTGGCGCTAGAAGATCATGATAAGATCTTTAATAACCTGTCCAATCCCCCTATCATTGTCAATGACGTCAACACGCTGTCTCAGGAAGACAAACAGAAATTCAATGACCTAATATCTACGCGTTACGAGGGTGATTCATTGTCTATCGTACCGTCGTGTGATTGTGGTGAATTATCAGGCGGTTATAACTTAGGTAAGGTTTGTGGTGTCTGTCAGACTGAAGTCCAGCAGTCTACAGAGAAACGCATCGAGTCTACGTTATGGATGAAAGCACCAGATGGTGTTCATGGGTTTATTAATCCTAACGTCTGGTTGATGTTTGAGAAGTATTTCTCAAGTAAGCAGTTGTGTCTTGTCGAGTGGTTGTGTAATCCTAATCTACGTTATGATAATGAGAAGAATGAGTCATTAAACCGCTTGAAGCGTTATAACTTTAAACGTGGTTATAATAACTTCATTGAAAACTTTGACACAATAATGAATGCGCTGTATGACATATTTGCTATACACAAGCGATTAGAGATACAAGACTTTAAAACCACGATGCGTAAGTATAGACATTGTCTATTTAGTCAATACGTACCGGTGCCTTCTAAAGTTGCATTCGTAACAGAGAAAAACGATTCAACCGTTACCTCTGATACACAGACGTCGTTAGCGATGGATGCTATACGTACTATGTCGTCTATCAAACAGGCACTACGTCCTCTTATGCCTAAGCAGTTAGAGAACCGTACCCTTAAGTGTGTTAAACAGCTTGCTGTCTATTATGAAGAAACCTACAAGACACGTCTTGCCTCTAAAGATGGTTTCATTCGTAAACACATGATCTCAGGTAGGTTACATTATACGGCACGTGCTGTTATTGTATCGTTAAGTGAACCCCACGAGTATGATGAGCTACATCTTCCATGGGGGTTATCGGTAGGACTACTACGTACGCACCTGACTAATAAGTTGTTAAAGTTAGGGTATACACCTCGCGCTGCCGCCTGTCTATTACAAGAGTCTATTAGCCGCTATCATCCACTTGTAGATACGCTGTTAAATGAACTTATAGACGAGTCTCCGTGTCTATCGGAAATTGCAGAACACGAACTTACCGTGCCTAAGAAGAAAGGTCTGTATGTTATCATCCAACGTAACCCATCTTTACATAGACTGTCAGCACAGTTCATGCGGGTTACTAAGATCATTAAAGACCCTAGTATCCAGACTATATCAATGTCGGTATTATCATTGACTGGTCCGAATGCTGACTTCGACGGCGACGCTTTGAATATTCTCTTAATCACCGATAAAGAGATGATGCGTAAGATGTATAGACTGTCACCCCATTATGGCATTTTGTCGCTTCAAGAACCATCCAAGGTCTCTGGTTGCGTAGGTATGCCTAAACCGGTGGTAAGTACTATTGATAACTGGTTGAAGAAAGGCCCTAAGGTTAAAGAAGAGGCGGTCTAAACGCCTCTTCTTCTATGAGGTTATTATGGAAGTTAAAAATGAAGTAACGTCGTTAGAAGTAGAAGAGTTACCCGAAGGGTACGCGGACGATATGTTATTAGAAAAATACCATACCTACCCTATAATACGGGACGAGTTTAATATTATTCGTTGGGTACCGCTTAAAAGTCTTTTACCACCACCATTGGATATGTTAGATATTCCGTTTTCAAAACTAATACGGGATTCTAATTTAAAAGATAATGAAATATGTAGAAGATTAGCCGAGAGGTTAGATGGTCGGTCTTTGAGTAGTTATGGTGATGCTTTTAACATGGAATGTAACAGAGTATCCGATGACTCATTTACCCCGCCAACTAGGGTTGAATTTCTCAATGCGGTATTTGATTTTATTGACGCTATTGCTTCTACTAAAAGTATAAAAGATATCAAATCGCAGAATGACATCTTCTTACCCATTGCCGATGCAATATTAAGAAACCACCTAGGGGATGTTAATATACTAGAAGATCATCCAGATGACCTGGGAAGGCTCGCAGAGGTGGTTTATGAAGGCTGTTGTGTTGACTTCTATGCGTTATTGGGGCGTTTTATGGACGTCCTACAACAAGGTAAGATAATGATACTTTATCATGTCGGTGAATACAGCTTCACAATCACACTCGCTGCTGAATTGATATCCGGTCTAATGCACAAGTACGTGCGGAATGGTCGGGTGGTTTCGGTTCCAACAACAGGTGAGATTGTTGGTATATGTGTGGATAACGAACAGGTAAAATATTATCTAAAGACCGCTATTTCCTATATAGATGAAAATATAGGTAGAGAAGGTGAGATAAGTTTCATTAACTCGCTTGATGTTAGAATGGCGCTATCAATTTAATTACAGGTTCGACTTGTATCTTAGGTAGCTCAGAAATTAAACGTTACGCGTTTAACAAACAATAAAAGGATTGGCGTGTAGAATGGGTCTACATGCTTTATTAAAACCTAATGCGGTAATTGCTCTCATTGAGAGCTTCGCATTTAAAATGGAGTCATTATAATGACACGTAAGAAAAGTATCTACACTGTAGATCAAAAGAGACAACTCACCACTACACGTATGCTAATACGTCTAGCCATGCAACGTAAAACTATTTACTATAGTGAGTTAGCCGAACGCTTAGGGTACAATGTGCCAAACATGGCGTTAGGTAAGGTATTGAGCCCGACGCTTGAGCGGGTTAACCAGTGGTGCTGGGAGCGACAGCAACCATGGCTTACCGCGTTAGTCGTTAGAAGCTCAGGGAACCATACAGGGCTTCCTGGTGAAGGTTTCTTTAATGAGATGCAAGAGCTAGGTGCGTATACCCCTGAAGTTGATACCCATAAGGCACGTCGTACTTGGGCTGAACCGTATATTAAGAGTATATGGGATTTCTGGGGTCCTGATGATGCTGATATCTTGTGTAAAGCACGTGTACTGTCACCTAAATAAGGAGTTGATTATGGATTTTGATAAAGGTATTGAAGCAGTTGAATTTATTGCGTCACAAAGAGAAACAGAGGGTAATGGTCTATACCTTGCTCATCTGTTAGCAAGGCGTGGATACATCTTTCCTCTAGATTCCTCGTTACTGTATCTGGCTACTAACAGTGATTGGACAGTAGCGCATGAAATGGCGCGTGCTGGTTTTAACTTCCCCGAAGACCATCCAGCAATGGGTCGTACTAACGATTTAGGGGAAAGCGTGGCAATGACGATGGCGGAGAGAGGCTATGTCTTTCCATTGGACAGTGCGTTTCTTACTTCTGCAAATAAAACAGGCTGGACCATTGCACACACTCAGGCTACTAATGGTTGGGTTGTTGATGATATTGACATCCTATCCTTAAAGGATGATGTAGGAGTTACCGTCGCTCACCAGATGGCGCGATGCGGGCATAACTTTCCAGATGGTCCAATCTTGGACTTTGTCGATAATGCTGGGGTGACCGTAGCAGACTTAATGTAAGACAATGTAACAATGGCTGTCCCTAGGGACAGCCATCTATGCCGGATTCTTTTTTTATCAATATAACCTGATTACAGACCTATATTACCAACGTGTTAATAAACTATATATAGTGAGAACACCCATGTCTGTTATTGATAATTTACTTACGTCGTTTAAACGCCGCACCTTTAAACGTAGTGCTCGCACCCACTTACCCGCTATGAGTTACATTGTAAATAGCGTCAACTATGACGTTAGTAACGTGGTAGGTCATTTTACTGTTGATACCGTGGTGTATTTAGGAGACAGCAGTATAAAAGAGACAGTTGATGTCTTTAGCCCAGAGACCCTTACATTAGAAAACGACCCCCTAGATACCTATGGGTGGTTAGTAAGTTATCTCCAAGCATACGTTAGACGCGACCCTGCTATCCTGATTGTTATAGACAGACTTATGGATCAAGAAAACCATTCTCGATTTGTTAATCTGTGTAACGCCTATTCGGTTAAATTACTTATCCGAAAACCCATCATTTAAAGTATAAATAGAGGAACCCTTTTATGATAGATTTATCTCAACCGTGTGTATTGAACATCAGCTTTGCAAGTCTGCTAAAGCGTCTTGAGTTTAACACACCTATGGGTTGGATAACCCAACCTACCTTTAACATCAACCTACCTTATCCTGTAGACTTTAAAACTATCGGTGTGTATATCGAGCAAACTATACAAAAGGTAGAAGCAGTACCGCTGGCTAACGATGCGGCATATCAAGAAATAGCAAATCTGGCTAATGAGCGTCTTGAGAAAATGGCGCTTGAGTTTGACCGTGAGGAGCTAGTAAAGAATCTTGAAGCGCAGATGGAGTTAGAGTTAAAATCTCTTCGGTTAATATATGAAGTAGATGTTAACCGAACGGGTATGATTATATCAATCGAAATAGCGCCCCGTGACGATCTAGATGAATAACCTTAATTTAAGCTAGGTGGATTATCCACCTAGCTCTTTACTATTTATTTTTTTAATGGAAGGAGTACTCCATGGACAAGTTTAATATACATGGTATCTTTGAGGCCCTTTGCTTTAACCCGTCGTATGAAGAGGCAGCTGGTATCACGTATCATGTAGGCTTAATCATGGCGGCTAAAGA